TCGCGATCCTGTAGCATTGCAAGTCTGCTACTGCTGTAGTTTGATTGTGAGTAATCGGATGATATAGCTTCAAAACTACAGCCAAGACCTGATGCCATACTGCGTAACATTGACCTTACAAAAGGTTCAAATTCACCATTTGCCTTATCTAAATCAGGTACAGATACAGATTCTCCTGGTGCTAGATATTTAAAAGTACCAGGTTCAAATGCACTTACACGCTCAAAATCAAATACTTCACCACCTGCATCAAGTTCACCTTCTGGACTTGTAATAAATCCCATTAATGCACTCGATGCTCTTTGTCCTACAACTGTTGCCTCAATATAGCCATCAAGTTGATGTAAATGATTTATAGCACTAGCTAAAAATGGCACTCCTCTATGTTGACCTGGCCTTAGTGGTAAAAATAAATGTACTACATCTTTTGCAGGTACAATAATATGATTTTTCTGTCCTATTGTTTGTGAAAAGTTAGTATCACCAGGATGTTTAGCAAGGAAAGCATAATTTACAGCTCTACCTTCTTGACTAAGTTCTATACCCAGCCGCCATACATTCTTTTCATTCTGTTTTACACCTTTATAATCTTCATCTAATTGTTCTGCCTCTAATATTTCTAAACTAAAAGGTATCTTGCTACGTCCGAAAGCTTTTCTATGAATAATAATAAAGCATTCTCCTGATTCAATCATTGATCTCACTGCTAATCTTTCCAGTTCAGAAAAACAAAGAACACCACGTATATCGCAACTATCTTTTCTGCCCCACTTACTCCATTCTCCCTCTATAGCTTCATTTAATCTTGTATTTATTGTCCCACCTCTTTGCGATCTTATCTGTGCCTGTAGTTTTACACCTTGACCTACAATTTGATTAGTAGAATATCTAATAGCTTGAGCCGCATAATTATTATTTCTTACTAAATCATGTACTCTTTTTCTTAATGTATTAATAGAATTTTTATAACTTTGATCAGGTGATGATAATGGAGTAACCCAACTGAGGTTCGTTCTATCGAATCTTGCACCAGAATACATCCTTTTTAACTTATTTCTACGCTTATTTAAGTCATCATTAGATGTAAATAAGCCCTTCCAAGCATTTCTTAAGCCCATTTAAGTCTCCTAAAAGCGTACATAAAGGTTTTTAGGGTCACCTTTGCCCTGACTTATTAAACTATACCTCTTTTCACTAAAAACTCTAGCTTGTAGTTCGGCTTCTCTTGCTCTTAATTCTGGTAGATTTACACGTTCAAAGCTTCTATTACCTATAGAATACTTTGCTGCCTTATCAGCTACTATAGCTCTTATTGCTGCTGTTACTGCATCTAAATCTTTTTGTGTTTGCGTTCTGTTATCTATTGCTGAAGGATCACCAGAATATTGTAAAGATTGTTTTACTTCTAATTCACCTGTTCCAATCTCGAATACTTTTGAACCCTTAAATGCTCTAGCCGCCCAAACCCAATTCCCTGCGTCAAAGTTTGCACTGTCAGTAGCACTAATACTAAACTCCCAACCTGTACTAGCTGAGTATTGTGTGCCTGTTGCAATATGGCCTTCTGATGCTGTATTAGTTCTTAAAAAATATTCTAAAGTCCAATCAGGTGCAGATATAGTTTCATTTATACCTGCTATCGTAGCTTCATCCACCCATTCAATAGTAGTACCAGCTACGATAATATTAGGTAAATCAGATTTAAACATAATTACCAAGAATTAACAAAGTTATTATTTGTATTTGGTTTTATTGTAGCTCTTTTTGGTTTCACTACCTTATCACGTTCATTAAATTTATTTTCTAATTGTTGCCAAACAGTATTTCTATTATATGGACTTATATATAGACACATAGCAGCGTAAGAATAAACAAAACAATCTAAACACTCATTTCTGACATTGTTAGGTAATACCCATTGAGGTACTTGAAAACCAGCCCTATTAGTTTTTAATATCTGTCTTTCTGCTGTAAGTTGTTTAAAATATTCTTCACTTGTATCTGCATGAAAATGTATATATCCGTCACTACCAATTTTATTATTTTTTAATCTACCCATTAAGGTGTTTTTTATAGTGTCTACACCTAATGGATAAACAAGACCACCTTTTTTTATAGCTTTATTTATTTTTCTAAAATTTATATCTACTCTTGTTGGTCTACCAATTACAGGCTTATTTGCTTGTGATTGTCCTTTTATTGCAATAACTCCCTGAGCTACTTTTTCTCTAGTAAATTGATAAACCTCTGATGTATGTAAACCACCAGAATCAATTGCACTCATAACAGGTACTAAGCTTTTACCATTCTCATGTTCATATTGTTGATTAATAACTATCTGTAACTGTTTCCAAACTTCTGCCTGATGAGGGTCACCCCATAACTGCACATGGTCAATTAAAAATGCTTCTTCACCTTTACCCCATCCCCATGTACTAACTTCTAATCTATCTATTTGACAATCAACGCCTTGAGTAAGTAGCAATACACCTTCTGGGCATATACCCTGTTGATAACTCTCACATCTTTTTAATAACCCTTCTGCACTCATAGAACTCACGTAATCCGTTTCAAAGGTCTCTGAGAGCCTAGTATTCACAAACGTTTTAATCAATGGTGCATCGCCTTTTGCTTTATTAAACTCATGCAACATTTGTTCCCACGAGAGCCATCCTAATGGAGAATAAAGACCGTTCAGCCTAAAGCCTGCTGTTATACCATCGCCCTCTTTCATTGCTCGCCATTCACCCATACGAAGCATTTTTGTTTTATTTGTTTCATCAAATAATTTACCGCAATGTATACATTTATATTTAGGATTTTTTACATCATCTTTCTGTAGTTGTTTCCATTGTAAATCCTGATACTCACCGCAAATGGGACAAGGTACAAAATATAAGCGTTGATCTGATGCTAAATATTCTGCCTCTATTCTTGAAAAATCTTTAATTGTAGGAGTAGATGTAAGTAATATCTTTTTTCTAGTGCTAAATGTTGTTGCCCTCTTTTCCGCAAGTGCTACAGGACAACCTTCACCTGATACATCAGATGGAAATGCATCTACCTCGTCTAGGCTTATATATCGACATGGTGTTGATCTTAATCCTGTTGCTGAATTAGCTCCTGTTATTATCATCATCCCACCTGGAAACTCTTTACTAAATAATGTATTACCACTATCTCTACTTCTAGCAGGTGCAATTTTTTTATTTAAACAAGGAGTATCATTTATCATAGGTTCTATTCTTTGTTTACTAAGCCTTTTACTCATATCAACAGTAGGCTGTACAAGTAACATAGGTGCAGGGGCATGATCTATTGCATAACCTGCGAAACAGTTTTGGAGTTCTGTTTTTCCACTTTGAGCCGCAAACATAAGTACAACCCTTTGTATAGAACTCTGTGTACTTAAACAATCCATAGGCTCTTTAAGATATGGTGTACGCTCAACTCTATATTTTCCATGCTCACTAGAACTTTTACTAGATAAGACTCTGTATTTATTAGACCATTCACTTACTGTAAGTTGTTCTTGTGGTTTTAAACCTGCAAAAAAGCCTTCCTCCCATGCGTTCATTTTACTAAATTCTCTAGTGCTTCTCTATGTTCATTAGAAATAATATTATGTATTACAGTCGCGTCATCTTCACCTGCTAGTTGATGACTTAACCTATCAGCTAAATTTGTTAGTGCTTCTCTGATAGATCTACCAGTAGCAAAACTACTTTTTTTTATTTCATCAACACTGACTAACTGTTTTTTCTTTTCTTCTACATCTAATTTTGCTAATTCTGCTAAGAAATATTCCCTTTTTGCCTTACTTTCACCATATGCAGGTATTTCTTCATATGTTTTTGAATCTATTTCCTGTTTTATCTGATTTCTAACAGTTGTATCCTTACTTGGTAGTGCCTGTAAGTCCCATAATCTAAATGCCTCCTCTTTGTTAACCATTTTTCTGCCATTGTGGTTAACAACTGCACTATCTAATTTACCTGATTTAATTTTCTTTGTAACTGCAGCCCTAGACACGTTTTTTAGCATTGCTAGTTCTGCAAGACTTATAAGCATAATAATTTTTTGTTAACCTTGTACTCTTATTATAATTAACCTGTTAACTACCCATGTCAACCCACGCTAAAAAATTTTCGAGCGTATGAACGACCA